CGGCTTTAGTAGGTTTTTTCTTTGTTGCCTTAGTGCCAGTTGCGATTGAGTTGCTTTCAAGTCTTTCCATTTTGACTCCTTTCTAAAACAAAAAGTCTAAGACCATGTTTCCATGATCCTAGACCAAAGATTTCCAATCTTTTAAGTACTACTTTTCAGTTTCATCCTGATCTTCTTCGGCATCGTCTTCAGGTTCCGCTTCACGATAATCTGCGTCCTTAGAGTCCTTAAACCTCTTCAAGTCGGCTCTCTTTTCTTTTGCCTTCTCGACTAACATCCTGCCTCCCTTAACTGCCGCTTTTCCAAGCGTGTAAGTTCCGACAGCTGCTAAGCCGATCAGAGCAATTCCAAGTTTACCTAATGAATCGTCCTTAGATTCCTCAGTTGCAGGCGTTGTGTTAACGTCCTCTGATACCATAACCTCTGTGTTCTCATTCTGTAATTCTGACATACTTTTGTCCTCCTTAAATTTTTTGGTATATCTCTCATTATAATATATGATTTTTTTGCGAGTCTACATTAACTCACGATAATCAAACCTCGGATTTGCGAAATATCCGATTGTCAGGCACGGCTTTCCATTTCTCAACGTTGAGTCAAACTGAACATCTACATAAGTGTCTGGTGACCATCCTACGTCGTCTCCTACTTCTACGTGATTTGCATTTACTTCATCATAGAATTCGTTAAGAGATATAAACATCTCACCGCCAAGGAATCGATCCTTTATCTTTCCAACGGCCTGCAGTATTTCTTCTCTTGTCGAATAGAACACATTACCAGTATAGAGGTCGATACAAACCTCTTTTCCTTCTGGCATGCCATCGAACTTTGACTCTGGGATCTCTTTTACCCGCTCGTCTCTAGCAGCTTTGTTAGCTTTGACATCTGTCTTTGGTGATACCTTAGCTACGTTTCTACGATATCTGTCATATGCGCTAGCCGTAAACTCGTACATTGCTGTCATAGCTGTAAGTCTAGCTGTGCTTACTTTGTATGATCCGATAAATGCTGAGATGCTTAAGGCTCCTAAAATCACTGTAGAAACATAGCACCTCCAGCAAGACTTTACGATCTGCTTCGGACCGAGTTCCTCGAATCTATATGCCATGTCAGATTTGTTTACAGACATTGGCAGATCCTCGTATTCGATTTCTCCTTCTTCGTATCGCCTAGCAATCTCATCATCCATTTTGTCAATTGCCAATGGTGTAGCTTTAACTGCACTTATTATTGTAGCTGCTAACCCGCCGATTCCAGCAATCATAAGGAGCATCGGTGCATTCTTATCGGCAATGACTGGAACCTTGTTTGCCTCCTTAATTAAATTGTTTAAAAAACTCATTTTGTTTCTCCTTTCTTATATCAGCATGCTTGAGCTGTATTCCATGTCTTTGAACCAGCCTTTAACTTCTCGTTTCTCCGCTTTGGTTTCCATGAATAACCCATGCGGTAAATCAAGATATCGTATATAGTAACCCTCAGTGTTTTCAAACGGCACAAGTTGAATATCAACCCATTCATTTGTCTTATCATTCTCGTCCATATCGATCTTAGACCAACCTACAACGCTTCCAAAACTTGTTGGATGCAAATCGAGATCGTATCTAAACTGATCGTAAGTTACCGTGTGAGCAGGGCTTAATGCCAATTTCCTATTTAACTTTAATATAGCTGATTCTACTGTCGCTTTGTCGGCATAGAAACCCTCATCAGTCAAACTATCAATGAAGAATGTTAATCCAGTTGTGTCTACAAATTTTGATTCCTGCTCAGATACTGTTTTCGTAATTGGAGTTCTGCTAGCTTTCCAAATATTTTCTTCTTTTTCTTTTCCTACCTCGTTGACTACTTCTGTTCTGTACCTCTTAAAGTTTGCCTGGAGAATACTCATAGCTCCTGCTAATGCTGCAAGCTGTTTCTTGTTTAAGAAGTTCGATCCAAAGATGCATCCTATTGTAGCCGCGCCAACTACAATAGAATAAGCATAAATTGGAGCTACAACTTTTACCTCTTCGATAAAAGTAAGCTCTCTATGCTTCTTTTTCTCAATCTCATCAACTTTAAGGGTTGCTTTTATAGATGCTTTATTTGTAAGAATATTTGATACTACCACACCTACAGCCGCACCTATAGATAATATAGTAGACATGTTTCTTTTAATAAAATATCCTACCTGTTCAGTGTTCATTTTGACTCCTTTCTAGAAAAGGTAGAGGACCTGAATTAGTCCTCATCCTCTTTTTTGTCGGTTGATTCTAAAGCCTTTACTTTCTCATCGACTGCCTTATCGATGCTTAACTGTGTTAAACAGATTCCTAAGAATCCTGCTAATGCAGTGCATCCGATCTGACCAATCTTCAATAAAGTTTCTTTGCCCATTTTATCACCTCCTATTATATGAAATGAATTATCTGCGATGGCGTCTTTCTGAAATCATCAGTACTATAAACGCCGTTAAAAATGCTAATAAGAATGTATCCATAATAACTAACTCCTAATAAATATCTCTCTGAATTTCTTTTACGATCCTGTTAGTTTCTTCCTGCTGCTTGTCGTATTCATATCGTGTATATGCTCTAAACGATCATTACAAGACAAAATATAAAGAATTTATCTTCCCTTTTCAATTTCTTCTCTCCTTCCTAGAAAAGCTTAAAGGCCATGTTTCCATAGCCTATAAACTTCGTTCTTTATTATTTTGTGTTTCGATCCTGAAATTCTACTAAAGCCTTAACAACTTCGGTATTTTCAATGTTGTCTCTCAGCATACGATCGTGAAAATCACTCATGCCTTTCTGCCATCCGTTTCTGTATGCTTCTGCATTTGTCATGCCAATGTACTTTCCAATCATAGCACCACAAGCACGACCAGTTGCAACAGCAATTACAGTCGTAGCGCAGAAAGCGATAATATCGCTCTTGTGCTCAATAACATACTCTTTTGCCTCGTTAAGTTTCTGTTTAGTTTTTTCTTTCATTTTAATTCTCCTTTCAACTTAAAACAATAAAGTTCTCATTATAGACTAAGAATTATTTGCGAAAAGCTTAAAGGCCATGTTTCCATAGCCTATAAACTTAACTTTTTGTTTCTCAGATCTTCGTCTTTGGAAAGATCCCCGGAAATGCCTTACTAAGTATTGCGCCTCCATTACTTTCGAAGACCATCACCCCGATGCTAAGACCGGCCCAAGCGGCCAGCGTTACTCCGGATTTGATCAGTTCTAATTTTGAATTAGTTTTGGACTGCTCCAATTCGCGTACTCGAATGTCGAGTTCTCTTTCTTTGTGATCAAACTCTTTCATTTTGATATCACGCTCCTGTGCGAGCTTATCTTCTTCCAATTTCAACTTATAGAAGCTAATCAAATTGTCGGCAATAGCATTTCGCTCGTCGCCAATCTTTTCATCGAAGAGTTTATTGTCCTCTTCAAGAATTGTTTGCTCTAATACCTCTCTTAAGTTTTCAGTTCCTTCTTCTCTTGCCATATTTGACCCCTTTCAATATTATAACAATAAAGTTCTTATTATAAGCCCTGTTTTATTTGCGTGTCCGACATACGCCTAACTTCGAACGTTACTGTATCGGAATTGTACATCTCTTTAAGAGAGTCTTTTCCCTTAACCTCAAGAGCACAGTAGTACCCTTCGCTATCCTCGTCCCTAGCCATTTTGATGATGCCTGGGCAAGACATTTTCGTTACGTTTTTGCCAACATGCATACCGACAATATACCCAAGAGTTACACATATAATGCATACTAATACGTTCATTTTAATTCCTCCTTATCTTTTTATATCCTATTACTATAGCTTCGATATCTCCGCATCTAATACCTCCTTGAACTGCGGATGTGTAGGAAAACTCTGCGAGCGCTTTTTGGAGTTTGTCTGAAGATGATATTGTCTCTTGTGCAAATAAATATCTAGGGATAGAGGTGCGATCATAATATGTGACTCTTTTTGCATAGTTTTTCACCGCCTTTTTGAATGCTCGAACCTTGCCGTACTGGAACCATTTATAAGAGAAGTAGATCCTTATATGATCTGGTCTAGTGACAGTGGTTATTACGTCCCAGCCATTACGCATTGTAATAATATCGTGAACCATATAGTAAATATAATTCCGTCTAGAAATATCAATATGAGTTTTAAACATTATAATCCCTCCTTCATATTTTTAAACAGGTGCTCGAAGCTGTCATCATTGAATTCAATTGCATGACAGATATCTTTTGATATATCCCTAGTATCAACTGGAGTTCCTTTTGGCGATTTACCAGCGATTAACGGACTCTTGCCAATCGTCTTCATTACTGAATTCAGCTCAATGTATTTTGACAGTTTTACAGACTTGAATCCAGACAAGTCAATAATACCAGATGCAACGTGGATATCAAAGATATTGTTGTCCAGGTACACCATCTTCTTATCAAGTTCTCTTGCTGAGAATGGAATAATCATGCTCTGATCATTGTCCCGGTATAAGAATACAGCTGACATCATGCCTCCACAATTCGGAACCAACCGAATAGAATTGCACTCAGATGCTACCTTACTCTCGTAGAAATGACCGTCCAATCCAACGAAATCCTCAACATACTTTACTACCATTTTTGTATCCTCCTTTAATTTAAAAAATATAAAAGGAGAAGCCTATATAGGCCCCTCCTAGTTTTTGTGATGTTTTTTCCAGATATGTTTGATGATAGCATAGATTATCAATCCTGCCACTATCACATCTCCGAAAGTGAATAATATTGAAATACCTCCTGCTAAAAGCAGTGCTATTCCAACTACTATCACTCCTAATAAAATAGCTCCTAAAATTGCTAATGTAATCATCTTACATTCCTCCTTTCATCTCATTATACACTATGAGATTTTTGCGAGGCGTTCAAGCTCATCCATTACGAGGTTAATTCCCTCAAGTTTACCTGTTAAGCGTTCCGTTTCCATAAGAATATGTAACCCTTCTACTGAATCTTTATCCGGTAACGCTTTTGCTTTCTGGTTCAATTCTTTTGCTCGTGTTAAGATTTTCTCTGCTTCTTTATTTGAGAAATCAATCATAGCTATTAACTTACGGTGTGTTAAAATTTCGTTTAATGTCATTTTGACTCCTTTCTAGAAAAGCTTATAGACCATGTTTCCATAGTCTATAAACCTTATTACTACTCATTATTTTCTTGGTTTTCTTACTCCATAATTGTATGGTTTTTTCATACTAATCACCTCCTTATAATAATGTTTAGTTCTCATTATAATGAATGAAATATTTGCGAGATAAAAGAAAGAGCCAATGTTTCCACTGACTCATCCTAGTTAGAATAGTAAAGCTCCTATTCCAAGACCGATTCCTACCAGTGCAATTACCGGTCCTAAAATCGCTAATGTAATAAATACCTTTACTATGTTTGCTAAGAATTCTTTCATCTTTTAGCTCCTCCTTTCTTCCTATTATAGGAACAGAATATCTTGCGAAAAAGGAACGGGCTTTGAATCGCCCGCGTCCCTAGACCTCTATTTAGTTGTGTTTTGATTTTTCTTCTTTCTCTTGTCGAAATATGTCTGCAATTGGAAATACTCCCAAACTGATGCAAAATATCCAACGGCACTAAATGCTATTCCAATCCAGAGACCTACGTTGTAGATCATCCAGAATCCAATGAACATTAGTAACGTTGGTGCGCATACAAAGCTTAAAGCTGACACCAATGCAAATAATTTTTCTAATCTTTTCTTCATATCAAATTACCTCCTAAATGTTTAATCTTCATTATACGAAATGATATATTTGCGAAAAGAAGAGAGGACCTGAATTAGTCCTCATCATCTTCGTCATAACTAAACGCCATTGCTACAAAATATGCAATAATTCCGCATCCAAATGACACAATTGGGTTCATGATTCCTGTCATAGTCAATACTGCAATTACAAGTATTGCTACTGGGAATATAGTAATTAACCAACGTCCATCTTTGAATATCTTTAATAATCCTTTCATATTTATGTACCTCCTTTAAATACGTCTCTAGTTCCTATTATACGAAAGGAATTAAATGCGAGGTAAAACGAAAGGCCTAGATTTCTCTAGACCCCCATTTTGAATTGTTGGTTTATTTTCGTTTCTCTTCAATGATAGCCCAAACTACCAAACCTACACCAATACCGATCATGGTAAGTGCGGAACCTTTAATAAGTCCGTCACGGTACATTTGACCGCCAAAGCTTATCAAAGCATTGCACTCATCGCTACTCACCTTATTAGCGAGATTTGCAATAATGTTTTTCTGTTCATCTGTGATAACACTATTCATATAAATCACCTCCTATTATAGCAGTGGAAATATTTGCGAAAAAGAAACATACCGTGAATATCCAGCGATACTCTGATGTCCCTAGGCCATCGTATAAACAGTCTAGGGACATCGTATGTACATTACTGCTTTTTTGCCGAAGCAGCTTTGCGCTTGTTATGCTGGCTAGTGCTAATACCGAGCAGAGCACCAAGAAAAGTGTCAACTGCAGTAATAGTTCCTACGACCTGGTCTCCATACGGAAGCCCCCAGATAGTAGCAAGTGTGAAATATAAAGTACCAATTGCTGGTAAGGCAATCAATGCAATCCATTTAAGAATATCATACTGTTTATTCGTTAACTTCATTTTTACTTTCTCCTTCCTTTGTCGGAGGTACTGTAAATATCTTGAGTCTATTTACTCCCTCCATAACTCTTTTTGCGGAGCCGTTGCCCCCTAAGGCTTTGTACGGTTCGTAAAGATAGTCTCTCAGATTCTCATATTCATCTTTAGTGATCCATCCGCGTTCGATGTATATCATGCCTAGTGACACGATGCGGTCATGGGCCAATCCAATGAGCATCTGACTTTGCAAAGATTTTTTATCATCTTTTTTCTGGAGCCAAGCCCAAAATCCAGAAGATGCAATAACCGAACACAGCACAGTGACGATAATTGATACGATGCTTTCCATAATCTTCCTCCTTATGCGATTACTTTATCAAGCTCATAAGGAATAAACATCCATGCGTCATTACCTAATACAGAATAAGCTATTGAAAATATCTTAGCTCCATAATCGGCTATAAAGTTGCAGACCCATTCTTCTGCTAATATCCAATATTCTGGTTTTACAACCTTATGAATATCGTCTAGCAGACCGTAACTAACAAGAGCACAATGACCTAGCTCATGGATAAGAACTTTCATAAGGAGTGCACCAGATAAGCTCCTCGACATGAAAATAGTTGCAAGGTTTGGGTCTGTGGTGGCTAATGTCATTTTTCCAGTCCTATCCATGAGCATTTTGTCATTTGGGTTTACGAACTTTATCCTCCATAAATATCCATTCATTGAGAATCTGTCCATAATCGCAGTTCTCTTTAGATACTCATGCCGTCTACTAATGTAGAAAGTTCGGTTTTCATTCTGCGTTTCAATTCAGGGCTGGCTTCGCTCCAAATGTCACGCATAGAGATAATGGCCTTCTCGACATGCTCTTCTCCATGCCGTTCCATTCTCTCTTTATCTTCTGATGATCCAGTTTTCGTGTAATGTTTTCTTGCATCAGACCAAGAATCATATGCAGCACCATAAGTGCTAACTGGCTTGTTCATCATTTTTGGTTCATTTTGATCCATATAACCATAACGGAGCTTCATCTGGTCTGCAAACTCTGTTGGGTCGCCTGTTAGATACTGCTGCATAGTGTAGTCTTCACCTTCTAAATATGGCATATATCCATATCTAGATCCATGACCGGCCGAAGCATATCTACCACTAGAGGCATAGCGATTTGGATTGTAACCGTAAGACCCATCTCCCATAGCCTCTACAATCGATTTGTAGTACTTCGACTGCATGCAGTAGTTCTCGGTTTCATAAATATCTTTGATCATATCAACGACTTCGCCCATTTCATGAGCATCTACACACTCGATTCCATGAGAAAGCTGTTCCTTGACTGAATCTACAAGAGTTGCCTTAATAGAATAGAGATCTTTCATCTTTTCCATTTTGACGACACCTCCTTATGCAAGTCTACGGACAATAAAAGCACTATTAGCAGCGATATCTGAAAGACTTGGTGCACTACCCATATTAAACATAATTACTTCCTCCTTATTTTACATGGAAAAACTGTTCTGCCTGTCGGATAGCATCTTCTTTACTTACTCCCATAGACTTACAAATGTTCTCTGCAATCTCCTGTCCTTTTTTCTCATCGCCAGATTGAATAACGTTAATCATGCTTTGAGCATTAGGGTTATTAGCAATATTAGGATTCTCCTTTAGAATCTTCATTGCCATTTGCTGAATACATTGACTTATCATTCTTCTTGTCCTCCTTGAATCGCGACTTATTTTGATGCCCTTGCCGTTTGAGCATATTCTCTATTCTGTCAAGCTGAGCTTTTAATTCTCCGGTGTTATCACCATTTTGACACTCTGATTGAGTCTGCTCATTTGAACTTATAGAATAGATAATACTTTGCAGAACGCCATTGCTATTCCACTGCTTAGCAATAACCTTCTTGCAATCCTCTGTCATAAACAGACAAATACTGCCATCCATTGGTATTTCTGCAGGCACAATATCCTGCTCTGAAGTTACAATCCTTCCTCCGATTGGAATAATTGGCCGTTGATTTGCCATTGCGTTTGCCAGATTAGGCTGCCCTACAGTCTGGTTATTCATAACTTGGGGATTATGAATAAGTTTTGGTCCTCCATTCCAATTTGGTTGGTCTACAGGACCCATAGGCCGTCGCATTCCTTGGGCGTCGATGTTTGGTGTATAATCCATAGCAAAACAGCTCCTTTCCTATTTTGATTTAAAAGTTCTTATCCCTAGACACAAACGAGTAAAAGTCTAGAGATATTATTTAATTTTCTTTTAACGTCACTTGGACGGTTGAGAATTACTGCAATGGTATCACCTCCCTAAACCATTTTGATTTATGTCAAAGACTCGCTGGTAGCCCCTGATTCTGAGTTATCGACGTCCGTTGTAATAACTGGGTCATTCTTGTAAGCTCTGATAGTAACGTCATTAGATAATCCGTCATGAATCTCAATGACGTTGTCCAGCTTGAACTCGTCGAATGTAGTTACATTTCCATTATCGTCTGTAATCTCCATATGAGAAATATTGTCTGCATTACGAGCCGTAGAAGCAATTCTGTCAAACACTGCTGGAGACTCGTATGTTGAAGTAATGTTCAGATAAGTCTTACCTGACTGATTCTGGGCATACTCTCTTGTAAATTTACGGATATCAACTGTTGTTCCGTTTCCAAATTTAAGTTTCATTTTGATCCTCCTTACTTAATTCCTTAAGCATATCAAGTTCTTCCTCTCCGATGATAGGAATGGCCCATTCATCTGGACAGTATATTTTGAATCTTTGCTTCGAGTGTTTCTTACGATACCACTTATTCCAGAAATATGCATTTGCAAGTGATCTGGTCTTGTGCATATCGCAAATGTAGGTACAGCGCGAATCCGGTGTTCCATTTTCCTGGTAATTGTATGCAGAGCACCAACTGCAGCCTTCAGCAATAGGACAATAGAAGCATTCGTCACTAGACTCTGTCCTTCTGTCGATTTTATTTAAGCACTCGACGCACTGCTTATCACACTTTCTCTGTGCAATTCCAAAATTGACGTGGCCAATTCTAAGAGGCTTTCGGGATGTACCTAGACTGCTTTCCATATATCTGATGCATGGGTAAAGCCATCCATCTGGGTCCATTGCTAACATGAAGCCAGTTCCTCCGCACCAGTTTTCAAGATCTGTTTCTTCCTTTGGTTTGAAGAAGTCATTCTCGAATAATGCCATGAAATGGTCATCGGCTAAGTCATTTTCAAGCCAATAATCGGCTAACATTTTGAGCTGCTCATAATAGATTTTAGCGTGCTCCAATGTCCATCCTTTTTCATAAACGACATTCGCATTGATATCTTTGTATCCAAGTTCTACCATATGCTTAATCGCCGAGAATAGATGCTGCACATTACCTGGCGCTATGGTGATCTTAGAGCCCATATAGTATCCCCTTGATATCCAATCACGAGCTCCAGCTACTGCCACATCATAAGACCCAGTACCATCTGGAAAGACTCTACAAGCATCATGCAGAGCCTTATTTCCATCGATGGTAATTGAGAAAGAGAGATTATGCCGCCATTTGTTCAGGAACTTCTGAACCTTAGGCTCAAAATATAATACACCATTTGAGCAAATCGAAATACAGAATTTTGTTGCCCATGGATGCATCAACTCGATAGCTTTATCATAGAAATACGTGCAAATCTGATCAATAAGATCCACACATAAGAAAGGCTCTCCGCCAATAAACTCAATGATAATACCAGGTGATGTAGAGGCGTCGATGTAGTTACCGAGGCGTTCATCTCCGGTAAGAAGCATATCAATAAGTTTCTTTGCATCTTCGAACTTCATTTTTCTCTTGCCTTTGTTTATCTGGTAACAGTAAGTACAGCACAAGTTACACTCGTCTGTTACTTGAAAAGTCACGGTACGAGATAAAGTTTTTCTGTCAGATGCATTATTTGTAATAATTGTTTCAGGATACAACCTTCCGATCATATCCTGAAACTGTTCGAACTTCTTCATAGGCTTAGCCCTCTAATACGGTAATGTGTACGAGGTGCTCTGAAAAGTCTGTTACTGCCCATCTGAATTTAACATCTTTTCCTTCATGCTCCAGAACACGAGGCTGTAAAGACTTTTCTAACTCAGCTTTAGCAATGTCGTAGGAACACTCAGCCTCTTCAAGCAGTTTGTGATAATACTTAAATGGTACTGAGTCCAGCACTGAAGCATCCGTATCATCTTTCGCCGACTCAAGCATATGAGCTACAACGTCTTTTCTAGTCATAACCTCGTATGCAAGTCTCTGTAAATAGTCAGCTGTCTCTTTGTTAAGTTCTAATGTAAAGTTTTTCATATTAGTTAACTCCTTTTCTTTTAATAGTTTTATATTCCTGTTATTTTGAATGGTATTCTAATTACCTTTGACCCCTTAAATATTGAACCAGCTTCAGGATAATTTTTAGTAGTGTTATATTTATACCAAATTAAGTCGAACCTAGTGCATTTTTTATTTGCTTGTGTGGTCTCGTTCGGTGATACCCTTATTTGGTACCCTTGACCGGCGTTAATGACAAGATTGTTAGCATTCTTAATTGTTGGAGGCCAATAATTATCTGATGATCCAACATGGTTTGGATTATATGTTATGTTCGAATCATTAAGCATTACGAATAGAGGTATTGCCAATTTATAGCCTAACTGTTTGAATATGGTGTTGTCAACTACTGTAAGTCCATTGGATAAATCAAACAATATTTCGCTATTCTTTTTATCGTAACGTATCTGTATCCCAAGATCTTTAAGCTCATAATTAGAATTATTAGCATAACCGGCACCTGGAAGCACTTGGATCCACAATGCTTTAGAGTATATCGGTTTCATCATACCATTGGCAATCAGATCTACTGTTTGGTCCTCAACTATCCCCCCTCCTGAGACTACGGCACCAAATGCTTGAGCTTGGCAGGTACCTGTACACGTTGCTGAGCAGGTAGTAGCACATGCGTTTTTACATTGTCCACTACAGCCATTACTACATCCGTCGCAATTTCCAGTACATGAGCCGTAACATCCAGAACCACATCCTCCTGAGCATCCGTCGCATCCTCCTGAACATCCAGAGCATCCCTGGCGGCATCCTGTTATACATTCTGATTCACATGATCCTTCGCACCCATTGCAATTATTAAAGCAAGTAGCTTCACAAGACCCATCACAGCCAGCATAGCACCCATCGCAATTGCCTCCGCATCCACTTGATCCAGAACATCCTCCACAAGATGAACATGAAGAACACGAACTAGCACAGCCAGTGCAACTATAGCATGTGGCACAAGCCGAACCTTTTCCTTTCGATGAACACGAACTAGAACAAGATCCTCCGCATCCAGCGCACCCACTGCACCCTTCACAAGATCCAGCGCACCCACTGCACCCTGCACAAGATCTCCCACACCCTTCACAAGATCCAGAACATCCTCCTTTGCATCCACTGCTACACCCTATGCAACCAGAGCAAGCATTACACCCGCCGCAATTACCAGAGCATCCTCCGCAGCCACTCGAGCCGCTGCCACCAGATCCACCAGATCCGCTACATCCACCAGAACAGCTGCTACATCCGCTACATGTGCTGCCGCACGTCCCTACGCATAGTCCAGAGCATGCTCCTCGGCATGAAGAGGTAGCCCCATCGATTGGCTCTTGAGATAATGAGTCAGTATAAGATAGCAATTCATTATTGAACGATGATGGGATCTTAGAGCCCGTCTTAAGATCGGCAGTATTCAAATTACCATGGTCTTTAATATTCAATAAAGGCTCAACTACTTTTTTACCTTGGTCCGCTGTGACTTTAGTTCCGGATGTAGGAGTTGTGGAGAAGTCGTACGATGCAGATGCAAACCAAGTCATAGAACCATTATATGCTCTACGTTGCATTTCAGTTTTTACCTTGGCTTTAAGAGTGTTCATTTCTGCCGCAGTAAGAAAATTAGGCATTATCTTCAACCTCCTTTTTAAAAACTTTATCTGATTTTTCCTCCCGGGGATTTTTACATTTCGTTTTTCGTTATCTTTTGTAAAACGATCATTTCCAGATAAATACATTATCCATATCCCCCATTTTGAATTATCCCCATGTTGCTGCTAATGGTACCCAGGCAGAACCATTGTAGAATTTAGCCACACCTGAAGTATCAATCCATAAGAGTTTGGTATTAGATGGGGCAGAAGCACCGTAATGATATCCTCCCGGGTCTTCCGATCCTACAGCAAGCCAGCCAGGATCTCCCCATGGTCCCCCGTATGAAATATAAACATACATCATTTTATTACGAGGGTTATATACTAACTGGCCGGGATATGGAGAAGATGGAAAACTGCCGCCGTCTCCAATATAAAGGCCGTTTACGCCTCCCCAATATTTCCCATCATAAACCTGTAAAACATTTGTTTGGTCCGGATTAACCCACAGATCACCAACTTTAGGATTTGTTGGTTCAGTTGCTCCATAGCTAACGCCGCCAGACTCTGCTGATTTCTTTATTGACTCTAACAAGTATTTTCCATTTGGCGCATCAGCGTGGAATGACTGAACATTGCCAGGAGAGATTATATGAGTAACCTCGTTGAATGATTTTAGATCGAAATTAGGGAACTCTGTATCTTTAGTAATCTTCGTTGTTGAGGTTTGATACTGCTTGATAGCAGTAGCTGTTTCACCTTCTTCTAATTGAATTTGGATTTGGCAGTCAATTAGGGTCGTTCCTGGTGTAATATAAAATCCAATACGATCGGTTGCTCCGTCTATTCTCGTAAATGTGAATGTGGTTGATTTCGTGCCATTACTCAAATTGTATATAGCGGCTATATCATCTAGCTTAGTATTATCTTTAGCATCAGCTGCTAAGTATGCCGATGCACCCCCATTTTTAACCGTTAAAGTCATGGTATATTTGTTACCAACGGTCAGGCAAGGCAATAAACTACCTTTGAATAACAAGTAATATGCATTTGCCGTTGCTGTTCCGGAAGCATGAATAACGCCATTTGAATCTACTGTGAAAGTTATTCCCTGTTCATTATGCGAGGAACCATAAAAATATGGATACGGAATCAAATTCTTTCCAATCGTCTTAATATCATATCCTGAATATGGTACGAATGGGTCGTCAGCGTTAGTTACTATTCTTATATTAGAAACAGTTCCATTAACATCACCGGATGTTTTATGATACTGAACTATATAATTACATTTATAGTTTTCCCAATCGTAATCATTTTTTGACAAAGTTTCAACGTTAGTTACCCAAGAACCATTATTTTTTTTAAAAATCTGAAAAAACGAGTGTAATATATTTGGAATTGTTGTGATATACTTGGCATACAGTGTATTTATACCATTGTCAAATAACTTCTCGGCATTCTCATATAATAACAAAGCAGGTTGTTTATTACCGCTTGATATTGTACCTTTAAAAGAGACAGTTCCTTCTTTAGTATATGTCATAGTTACACCATGCGAAACGCTTCCGCTAGCGTTGACGTACGGATAAGGTAATAAATTCCTAGTAGCATTACCCATCATTAACGGGGCTTCCACAGTACCTTTGAGATCTGTTTTCGTTGACTCGATAAGTGATACTTTCTCCTTACCTAGCTTCTCTGCTTCAAGAGTAAGTTTAGCTCCAAGGTCACCTTCGAGTTTGTTTTTCATACTTTCAAACCACTTATCAAACTCTGTCTGGGACTCCTTTTCCCACTGCTGGAATGTTGACCAGTTAGCGTCATAAGCAGCTTTAATTGTAGCAAACCACTGGTCGTAGCCATTCTTAATACTGTCATACCATTTCTGATAGTCCGATTTTGAAGTTGCTTGCCAATCCGTAATCTCTTTCTTAGCGGCTGTGAGCCAAGCCTGGTAATCCTGCTTCTCTCCATTCATCCATGTATTGAAGTTTGCAGTATTCTCTTCTATGAACCTGTTCAGTATATCTTTCCACTGAGGAATAAGCTGTTCAATACTAATTACCTCGAGAATTCCTGTAACAAATGGGCACGCGCTCGTCCCTACACAGTTTTCAATATCCGCCTGCCTGATTGACGTAACCTCTTTACCGACTGTGACATACGCTAATGGATACTGATGAATTTCTTTAGAATTTGTCAATACCGGCTTGGCTGGTGTAGACGATGGCGTTCCTTTAATTAATTTAATGCTGTTTGCTCTTACAGATTCAACCGAATTGATCTCTAGAACAACTGCATCAATACGATCCATAAGAATCTCTGATGGCGGAATCGTCACTGGATAAAGAGCATCGTTGTAACTCCAAGTATGATTAAACCATGCTCGTCCAGTTCCAACTGTTACATTCATCTGATTACTCTGCTTTACGACAAGACAGTCGCCAATAGATGCAAATATTCCATCCCGAATCAAGCCATCAAATAATCTTGAAATGTCGGTAGCATCATATAATCTATCATGATCTACGGAATTAAAAAATCCAGACGCAAAACTCATATTTTTCCTCCTTTATCTTTTTCTTTAAGAGCCTACTGGTATTCTATTATCATCGGCACTTACAAAGTCTGTAAAAGTAGGGTATGAAGTTTCCCCACTAGAATCTTGGGACATAATAAATTCCGACACGGTTGATGTCCCTTTAATACCATAGTCGTTTTCTATCTGTACTACATCCCCCATTTTGAAATCTCGTCCGTATACAAACATAGTATGAGGATCAACATCTCCATCCATAGATATAGTATGTGGTTTCTCAGCTAAAGCTTCTTTGCCCTTCTGAGCAACTACTTTCAGTCGCTCGGCGTCGCTCATTTTATGGTCCTCATCCTCAGAAGTAATCGACCCAGCATCAACATATATCTCACATCGATGCATACCGCTCAACTGTTCCTGAGTTTCTCCGTCCCTAGTCACTTCTTTAGTAATCTTCAACGGATTCCCGGATAATGTTTGTGTATCCCCATCCTCTCCAACAGTTAACGCAACGTTTGCGTAATCTTCTTTACTGTCCAAATAAGATGTGTTATTTAAGTTTTCAAATGAAGGACTGAATACAACATACGGAGTTAATTGCTGTGCATAAGATCTATCAACGCCTTTGTACAGCTCAAACTCAAATTGTTTATTTTCATTTAACGTAACTTTAAATCCAATTTGTTTCTCGACGCAAAGTGAGTTTATTGCCTCGTATAAGTTTTCATGCTGCTCATACTTTGCGTCAATTGTCAGAGCGGTTATTCTACTGTCTGTACTCTTCTTGAATATAAAGTTAGAAATCTTTCTTTCCGATTTTGACGGCGCTATTATAGCGTCATTTATAAGCTTCTCTATTCCATCTTGGAAATTTCCGCCAAGTGTAGTATTGTCCCATATTATTCTACGCTTCAGCAAGCTCTCAAGAGAGTAGCCTATAACTTTAATTGTTGGTCCATCCGTAGCATTTGTTTCAAGGAGCATTCCCTGAATAATCATCATATGAACTGAGTCATCATTTTGAAGATAGTAGTCATTGACTAGATAAGGAAACACTCCATCCATGTCCAAAGTGAGGTAGAGTTCAAAGTCCCCATTCTCTTGATATCTATCAGTCCAAATGAAGGACTTGAACCTGTCAATAATGGCTACTTTTTCAAACCTTGAGTTTAATATTGTAGCTTCCATTGCTTACCTCCTCGAATTAATCGCCTTCCATAAGTTATACTCCTTCGTATATCGTATCGTTTTCAATCTTGAACTGAATGCTCATTGCTCCTTCTGTAGCATTGTAAATGAAGATATTATCTCCTTTCGACAGCTGGAACCAGCTCGATCCTTTACCTAAGCAGTTTAGAATGTTGGTCGTTAATCCGGCTCTCAGTAATGTAACTGACTTTTCTCCTCGCTTAGTATTTATAATGATATCATCACCAGTACCATATGCTTGACCGGTTAAGGTCTGTATAAAGTCAGTATTTATTCTCATAACTTCACGAGTTCTAGCGTTATAGATAACAATATCTTTTACTGTATCTAACGCATGAATTGTTATCGTTATACCAACTGAAGCATCTCCTTTATACGTTACTACATTCTCATACATATGTACGATATCGCCGAAGTTTATGAGCTTTTCAGTTAACGAATTGTTTTCAAATGGAAATTCGAATTTAGGATTGACGCCACTAAATAATGTAAGCGTCTTTCCATTAGTTGCATAGAAGTATGGGTCTGGGCAAATTACGGAGATTTGAGTAGTTTCATGAGCCTGGAATATATCAGGTTCATTTGACTCTACATAACCGAAAGCATCAAGAGATCTCTGATCCGTTACAAATGTCAACGTGAGGTATCTCTTGATAGGGAAATACTTATATGTAGTATGCCTAATGGTTTCGATATCTGTTCCGAATCTAAAATCCAGAGTCATAACTATATTTCTAGTTTCAAGTTTAGCACTATTATATAATGCTCCATCTCCGGTCGCTATCTCACTAGTGTTGATAGTTGCCTTAACTGGCCCTAAACCTTCGATATCTGTTATAGCTAGACCCGAAACCTCAGGCCTAGCTAGTTCCATTTCTAGGGATTCCCCTAAATAATTAGTAACGATTACTTTCTTTATCATTTAAGAGCCCCCTTTAATTGACTAAACTGGTTCTTTGTCTGTCGATATATCTCTTTATTAGATAATGCTACAGGCGAATTATTAGTCTGGTTGAATGTATAGTTGTTAGTTACATTGGTACTAGATCCTTTTAGAGCGCGACCAGTTTTACCCCTTCCGCTATTCTGTAATTCCGCCAAAGCTTTGCTAAGACCGCTATTCTGTAATTCCGCCAAAGCTTTGCTAAGACCGCTACCTTTTCCGAACACACTTCCGGCTATTCCACTAGCTATAGAAGTTGCTAAACCGGCACTAGCTCCTGCTACAGAAGATCCCGTAGCTGATGTCACTCCGCTACTAATCATTGACGACAGATTCGAAGTGTTAACACTGGCACTTAAACTAGGCATACTTATCTTAGACAGTACTGCGTTCACAGCGTCAACTAATGCCTGAGCAGCACTAACAGCGGATGGTATAGCTCCTCTAATCCCTTCAGCAAATGAATTACCAAGTGCGCTTCCTTTAGAAGATGCTTTACCGCTGCCTTTTGAAAACGAAGATAATGCTTTATCTACCACTGATTTACAAGAAGATTCTACAGCTGTTAACACCGTTGTTGCAGCAAGACCTAAAGCAAAGCAATAACCAAGAGATGTTCCGGCAGATTTAAAAGCTTTCTTGAAGTTTGTTTCTGCGTAATTCGTAAAGGTTGTACAAGCCTTCTTGGCTGATTGCTTTGCAGACTTTGCAACCCCTTCGGAAGCTGAGTCGATTCCAGCTTTGAACTGGTTTCCAGCTTTCTTACCTGAAGACTTGAATGACGTATCTTTTTTAAGTACTTCGTCAAATGACTTAGCTACCGCATTAACCGTTTTTGTCGCTGCAGATCCTTTGAGGTTCCTAGATGAGCCTTTCTTAGAAGATACATCCTTGCCTGTAGCAGCATCAATCATTCCCTGATACATGGAATTGACAGCTCCTAGACCTGCTTCTTTGTACGAATCAGATACTTCTTTAGAAACTTCCTCGTTCATAGATAATGTATCTTTGTAATACTGATTTATCTGCTTCTTTTCATCTGGTGTCATTTGGAAATACGCATCGACGATATCTGCTCCGTCCAAGCCTTTGTTTATCAACTCTTGCAATAGCCTTGGGTCAAGCTCTTTCGACAACACAACAATTTCATCTCGCCATTTCTTAACAGATTCCATATTATCCTTTGCCTGCTGTAAAATTTGATCTTTTGTCATTTGCATCTTCTCTTTGAATACTGCATTTGTTCGATCAATCTGATCAGCCGTGGCAAGTCTGAATCCCTCGATATACGGTATTGCTTGCGTCCCTAGACTCTTAAGATAATCCAGCAATCCATCTGCAAATCCCATATTCTTTAGTTCCTCGAGATCTTCGATTACTCTCTTTTCGGCATTAACCTGTGACCACATACGATCGATAATGGTGTCATTGCCGAGATCATTTACTACTTCCTCGTATCTCGTAAAGTAATCCGTAGAACTTGAAATGTCGAAATTAACAAACGATGTGAAACTATCAAGACTGCTCTTTACAGATTCTGTCATAGACTTTGCAGTATCTTCGATTTTCTTCTTTGCATCGTCCCAATCGCTATTTATCTTCTTGAGGTTTTTCTCCATTTCCTTAGCTGCTTCTGAAACAGCATTAGCAATTTCTTTTACGTCTTTCTTGACGTCTTTGGCTGTTTTCTTAACAGCTTTCTTAGCTTTCTTCTTGGCAGCTTCTTTTTCTTTCTTCAAAGCAAACGACTTGATAATATCATTAGCTCCAGATTTCTGAAGTTTAAGATTCTTAACATACACATTGTTTATTTCTTTACGTTCTTCATCTGAAAAGGTAAGCATTTCCAATACTTTACTAAGGTTTCCAGGACCTTCATCAACCAATTCCTGAACTAGGCGAATATCCCAACCCTGATTAAGCATCTTCTTAATAGAATTCTTCCACTTAACAGCATCTTGATAAGTCTGCTTATAAGAAGCTATAATATCTTCTTTCGTTTGTTTGCTGGCTTCTGCATACGCTTTGTTCGCTCTGTCGATTTCTTCTTTTGAAGCATTTGCAAATAATTTTATGTATGCATAACCAGATTCTCCCATACCTTTAAGAGTATCAATAAGTCCTTTACTAAGACCATTCTTGGATAATTTCGCAAGGTTATCCTTCATCTCCTGATAACCATCAACCTGACTTTCCATGTTCTTAAGAACTGTACTCATCTCATCGTCCATAGAATCAGAGAATTCGGAGAATATGTTCCTAGAGTTATCGAATGCAATATTCGTAAACTTAGTATATTCCTTTATCGAGTTAATGATATTGTTCCTGTATTCTTTGAATGTCGAGTTAATATTAGACTGGATAGTCTTTTGATCTTCTTTCAGCTGTTTTGCAGCATTTTTAATCGCTGTGTTGTTTTCCTTAATGGCTGAATTTAGATTCTTTTTGCTAAGTTTCTTGCCTGAAGCGCTAAGGCCCTTCTTTAAACGATCTTGTGTCTTAAGAAGTTTCTTCAAAGCTGCCTCGTGTTGCTTAACAGACTTAGTGTCTTCTTTATACTGATCCGATTCCTTATACAGTGCAATAGCAAAATTCTTGATAGTTTTTTCGGCAGTTTTAGTAGCTTTGCTAAGTGTCTTAAGCTTAGGTGTTGTCTTTAGAAGCTCTTTTCCTAAACTCTTAGAGATTTTAGTAATCGTCTCATAAGGAGTTTTATTAAACGAGCTTACAGCTTTGTCGAAAGTCTTTCCAAACTGATAAGCGACCTTTATGATTTTGGTCATCTTGATCTTTGCTTTCTTGCTGTTCTTCTTAGACCTACCTGTAATTTTCTTAGAAGTGCTATCATATGCACTAGTTATGCCAGCTCCAGTTTTGTTAGCATTTTTGATAATGTCTTTTGTCGTTTTATCCATTTGGTCTGAAAACGTACTGTTGCCTGCATTAAGAATACCATTTACGGTCTTCATGACGCCATCAACGTCTTTATTTCCAACCGATTTACTAATGGATTTCTTAATTCCCTTGACATATCCTGTAACTGTTTTTTGAGCTTTCTTAGCGCCGTCTTTTATTCCTTTTCCAGCGCCTAGCAAAGCTCCTCGTCCCATATCAATTCCCGCAAGCTCAACATCTCCAGCTTTAGATTTGACACCTTTAACAAGTCCTTCTCCAGCATAAGCACCAATCTTATTGGTTTTCTTGGAAGGCGAATGCTCGTCAAGAGATTTTTTACTCTTCATTCCCTTAAGCAATTGATTACCCAATGAAACACCCGTCGAGTATACATCTGAGCTCTTGTTCTTCGCCCCACTCATAAATCCTATAGCTGCATTAGCGCCAGCCGTACTAAAATCTTTAGAATTAGATCTCATACCACTAGCAAGGTTCTTGGCTAATGATGAACCGGCGTCTTTGAATTTTGAATTATAATCATTAAATGTTCTTTTAGCTGTACTAAGAGCGCTATTTACCACTGAGTTAAATCCATCGGTAGTATCTGTATCCGATTTAAATGCATCAGTGACGTACTTCAAGAATTTCTTGGCCACACTTGATGACGGAGACTTCATATCTTCGCTATTGTTTTTCATTCCAGCTGAGATCCATCCAACAACCTTAGAACCAACCTTCTCGAAATCCCCCGATTTTGATTCGAATCCATTCTGCACAGATTTTAGGGATGTCTTACCCAAAGCCTTAAATGCTTTGTTCATGTCTTTGACTTTTTTATCTAGTCCGCCCTTAATTCCATTTAACGAATTAATGAAATCAGATAATTGCTTAGCAATAGTTCCAGCGTTAGATGTGTCGGCTCCTTTTATTGTTGCTGAGAAGCTGACGAAACTCTCGCCAAACGATACAAGATTCTTTCCGAATTTCTTTAAGCTCTCCTTGTTCCCGCCAAAGAGTATACTCTTAGCAGAAGTTGCTTCTGGTAGATCATCATTCAATTTTGCAATGGATGTAGCTGCGGCAGATGTAGCTGTTATAGTTGAGGTATCGATTCCGGATACTGTTTTAGAGTATTTAGCAAATGACTTACCAAATGAGACCATACTCTTACCGAAAGTTCCTAAGTCCTGTGAGCCTCCAACAAACCACTCTTTCATACCATCCAAACTCGGTATTGTTCCTGCTAATTTTGTAATTGTCATTGCAGCCGATGACGTTGCCTTTATCGATTCAGTATCGACTTTAGATACAGTGTCAGAGTATTTTGCAAATGACTTACCAAATGATACCATGCTCTTACCAAAAGTTCCTAAATCTTCAGAGCCCCCTACGAACCACTCTTTCATACCATCTAACTTAGGGATTGAATTTGCAAATTCTGTTATCGTCATTGCTGCCGCAGATGTTGCTTTTACGGTATCCGTATTAACTCCGGCAACTAGACTAGAATAAGTAGCAAATGCTGCTCCAAACGGTATAAGAGATAATCCGAATGAAGTTAAACTTTTAGATCCTGTCAGTAGCTGTTTTAATCCACCAGCTTCAGGTATAGCATTCGCTAAATCAGTTAATGTTTGAGCTGCAGAAGATGTTCCTTTAATTACCCCAGGATTTATGTTAGCGACTTCTGTAGCATATATTGAAAATGCTGCTCCAAACGGTATAAGAGATAATCCAAAATCAGCGAGATCCTTTGCCCCAGCTAACAGTTGAGCTAATCCTCCAGATCTTGGTATGGCATTCGCTAATTCAACTAGAGTTTTAGCCGCTATTGCGGTGCCCTTAACTGTTTCAGGATTGACGCCTGCTACCTGATCGCCATATGCTTTCATGCCAGCACCAAGATACTGAAGCTGATAAGCAAATTTCTGAATTGGATCTTTCCCAAGATTTATAAACGTCGAAATGGCATTAACAATCTCTGCTCCGGCTATTTTAACAATGCATCCTGCTAACACAGACATAGACGAGCCTATTTCCGGATTTACATTACCCATCGTTGATAAGAATGGTTGCAGATTATTTGCAAAATCTGATAGATTTGTAGCTATTTGTGGTAGCCCGTCTGTAACTCCCTGACCAACTCCGGATATAATTCCGCCGACTAGTTTTCCTAAACCTTCACCTAGTAGTTCTAGTATTTGAACTCCGCCATTCATGAAATCCTGAAATCCTGATATCTTATTAAGCCCTCCTAGCACAGCTATAATGGCGGCAAGTCCAGCGATAAATATTGAGAAACTGCCTAGCGCAGTTATAGCCCCAGCAATCGGAACGTTTTGAAGTATCAACATTGATGCGGATACAGATAATAAAACCATACTTAATCCTGCAGAGGCTGCCAGCGATCGTTTCCAGTCCAATTGAGCCAGCATCCCAATAACGCCAGCTATTTCCAAAAGAACTGCACCAGCTAAAAGAACACTAGCGCGAACCTTTCCAACACCAGAGAACCCTTTTAAACATAGTGTAAATACACCTAAAAGCAACGATATTGCTGCTGATCCTGCAATAACTCCGGTTGGATCTAATTGAGCCAATAAGGCAATAACTCCAGCTATTTCACCAACGACTAAAGCAGCGACTATTACAGACTTCTTAGCATCAATTGATACATCGCCAGCTTTGATCATAGCTGACATGCATAAGATTATGGAATCAACAGCTGCGGTCGCTCCTGCCATTTTTGACTGGTCAAGACCGGATAATATAGCTATAGCCGCAGTTAAAATCACAATAGAACCAGCAACAGTCATCATCATAACGCCAGCTCTAGCAGCATATTGTCCAGCGCTAGCACTAGCCTTAATTAGACTTCCAATAGGTATCATCAATGCAATTAGATCTGTTATGCATTTAGCCATTGTCTTAAAATCATACTTCTGTAATTTCTCAAACGCAGCAAGTAAAACATGTAGACTAACAGTAAATCCTAGCAATAATACAGCTGCTTTAGATGCATTAGGACCGGCTTTAGCAGATGCCTTGAATAGTAGCATCATCGTTCCAAATACTACTACAAATTGTTTCCATCCTTTCTTCATGGAGCTAAAATCCATATTAGAAATTTTAGACATCACTTTAGCTAATCCATATATTGCCACTACAGAGCTTAATAATGTAAGTGCTCCTCTAGTTCCGCCTAAAGCGTTCGCTTTTCCAACAGCAATCATAAGAACTGATAATGATCCAACAGCCAATACTAAAGCACCAATAGTGCTCCCAGCATCTTCAATATTGTAATTAGACAACCCTTTTATAGCTTTAACCATCAGTAGCAAAGAGGCTGATAAAGATACAATTTGAAGGGCTCCAGCGGCTGCTAATTTAGCATTTGCACCCATTGTATACTTTGTTAAAGCTCCTGAGCATATTGTAATAACTCCTACAAGCCCTGTAATTACTCCAATATTAATTGCCATGGATTTATTAATGGTCACATTTTGAAGTTTCTCAAGTGCAACAGTCATTAGTAAAATACTTCCAGCAATAGAAATGACCATTGCTGAAACACCAGAAAATCCCTTTGCTAACTTTTCTGTTGAAATAGAACCGATCGCGTAAGCAAATGCCGTTAACGCTGCTCCCAATATACCTATCAAAACAACGGCACCTTCGATTCGATCCTGAGGTAACACAGTTAACAAAGCTATGGACCCAACTAATATAGCTACAGCTTTTGCAATCTTAATAACTATATCGGCTTTGATAGAATCTTGCCAAGTTTTAAGAGTTAATGCTCCTTGATTCATTAGTTTAATAAAACTGTTACCTATTGCTGCCGGTAATGCAAATAAACCACCGAATCTATCTGTAAGCACCTCTAACAATTTAGAAAGATTATAAAGAGCTTTTACTGAAACGCCGCCCAACAAAATAGTCAATATGTTAGCAGTATTAACTTTTCCAGATTTGTCTTTAACAAATGAAAACACCCCATCAAATGTGTCAATCATCGTTTTCTTAAATCCAGTTGCTTGATCCGTCCAACCTTTAAAATATCCAGTAATCTTAGATCTAAGCGAATACAGTTTCGACGTAAATGAATCTATGGAATTTCCAGCGCCTCCAAAACTATCTTTCGCAATAGCACCTATCCCAATAATAGTACTAAGCAAAGCTTTGAAATCTATATGACCAACTTCTTCGCAGTGGTCTATAAAATCATCGATCATATTTCCGGCATTTTCACCAAATTCTTTTATGTCTGGCCACAACGTTTTAACTATAAGATCGTCTAAGAATTTTATTACTTCCTGTGTTCCTTTCCAATTCCAAATCGCTTTTGCAAAGTACTCAATATTTTTGATGGCAAATGCTATTGCTGATGATATGAAATCGACACTCTTAGCAGCTATACCTGAAATATTTCCAAACTTTTCAAACTGTACAATTCCATCACCTAGAACCGCTGTAAGGTCGAGTATACTATTTACAGATATACCCAACAATTTAGAAACTACCTGTAAGGCTGTCTTAAGTCCTACTCCAAGAACATTTTTAACAATCTTGACAATTGTGAATAAACCTTTCAATGTCCTGTATAATTTATCGACCTTATCCCTAGACATTATTAGTTTCTTAGTGAAAGCTTCAAATGCATCGGTTATATTTTTTATTTCTTTTGCATTCTTTTCTGGGAAGATAGCTCTATAAGCAACCCTGAAAGTATCTAATACTGCAACAGCTGCTGCTAGAGTATTTGTGAATGAACGCATTAATGAATTGCGGCCACCCATTTTCTTCCAGGCATCTAGAGTAGCATTCTTAGCAGCAAACGTTTTTACGATATAATCACCGATTATGCTATCTATAAATCCCCAAAGCTTTTTGGATTCTTCGAAGTTACCGAATATTGTTTCCCATGTATGCTCCCATCCAGATCCGATCGCTTCTTTCCAAGCAGCAAACATCTGTCCGGCATCTTTGAATTCCGAAGCTGCAGCATACGCTTTTTGTCCTAATTCGGTTGTTTCATCCGTATACTTACCAAGCGTTTGAATGAGTACGTCAGTAGTCATCCACTGATACTGAAGATTATCGTTCCAGTTTTTTGTAGCATTGAATGCGTCAGATGTAGCTCCTTTAGCATTTGTAGTTGTGGTGTAGTAGTCTTCACCCTTTTTAACAACTGTACCTAGAGCAACAGCAGTATCAAGCAAATTCTGCTTGAAATCCATAGTGGCCATATTCGCTACTTCAATTGATTTCCAGTCAATTAATTTTACATATCCAGCAGATAATGCCTGAGCAAAGTTATACATGGCATGCGATGCTTGCTCTGCATTTGCACCTGAAATAGCTGCTTCGTTCGAAACACCCTTAATTGCCGCAACTGCATCCTTCAAACCTACACCGGCGTTTGTAAACTTACCGATATTTGCGGTCATGTCTGAGAACGAATAAATTGTTCTATCTGAGTACTTATTGAGCTCGTCGAGATACTTATTAACTGTAGATAAGCTTTCTCCAGTAGACATAATAATTGTCTGGATCGAATTCATCTTCAGTTTATATTCATTCCATCCGTCAGACATTCCATCAAATGCTAAAGCAGACGTTATCCTCTTGCCAGCATTTATAGCAGCATTTGTAAGCCGGTTTAAAACGCTCATAGCTATTGTATCCATAGCCGAAAACTTAACTTGAACCGCTTCTACCGCTCTGCCCATTCCGTCCATGTTGAACTTTTTGGTCTCATTTTGAAATTTAGCAAGACTCTTTCCAGACTCACTAAAATCGATGCTTTTCTTAAGAGCTTCTATAGATTTTTGACTTTGACGGATTTTTTTCTCGAATTGTCCATTCTCGAATTGCATTCGAACAACGTCATCTTCAACAACTTTACCCATTATCCAGTGACCTCCTTCCAAGCATCTTTAGCTAGCCTATCGAATACCGGCTTTAAAGCCGGGTTAATATAGTCAACCCCCTGAACATATCCACCATTTCTAGTTCCATGCCCATACTGTAGAATAATAGCTATATTCACATGGTTCACTACATTAGAATTTTTAAAAACCAAACTTACTGACCCATTGCCACGAACTATTTCATAATACCACGATGCTGCTGTTACTCCAGTGTCAACAGGAGTTGCAGCCTTGAGGGCAGCTACGCCTTCACGTCCGTACTTGTTTAATATACCAACGTTAACGCCTTCCAAAAGTTTTTCGAAATAATTATCGAGCTTTTTAAAGTTACCCTCAAGTTTGCATCTGATCATGTCATTTCTCCTTATCTAATTAACGCAGAAGATTCTACAAACCCCGTATACTTCTTTCCTTTAATAGTTGCAACACAAAGCAGCCATACTGATTTTTTATACTTATTGAAATATCCATAGCATTCAACCTTTCTGCCGGCTGGAATTTCAATCATGAGCTTTTTGTTCCATCCAGCGTCAATGCGCATAGGTACTTTCTTAGAAGTTTTATACGAGTTCTTATAAATATTGCTCGTATATGCTGCCGAACAGGTAGTGGTCGTTAAACCGCATGGAGTGTTAATTACTGCATCTACTTCTTTCATAACTGCGTCAACATTATAATGCTTTTCTTTAAGATTCGATTTGTAATCTTCTCCCCATTGCCCGGCGATAACTTCTCTAGCTACCGTTTTGACGTCTTCCCCAGCATGGCGATTTGCACTTGTATTAATTTTTGGCTGGCCTGCGTCGTATTTCGGAGTAATGAATCCGCGTATAAATCTTCCATTAATACTGACAGTTCTCTTCTTAACAGCGTCTTTATAATTTCCCTCCGTTACAACAAAGTATCCTTCTTTCTTATTGACATATGTTACCATGCCAACGTGTTTTGGAGTTCCTTTGTTATCTCCAACCCCATTGTCCTGCCAATCATAAAGACAAGCATCTCCAATTTTAGGAATGTAGTTATCATTCTCTTTCCAGCAACCCATTTTCTGTGCCCTTTTAATAAGGTAGAAACAACTGCACTCAACAGGCATAATATCAGTGTATCCAAGGGCAATTGCTACTGCGGACCAAGTCGTAGCGCACCATGCCATTTCAGATTTCATAGTGACGCCTCTTGGTTTTGTTTTCTGTTTGTTGTAAATATCAAGAATGGATTTATAAGATCCATCTTTTTCATTTTTGCCAACCCAAGAATTAATAAGGTTAACAGCCGCTTTTCGTGTTCTGGCCATAATGTCACCCCTTTGTGTGTAATTCTTTTTTTCTTCGTTCATTTTCTTTCTTTTGCCATCTTCGGATTTCTTCATTGGACATTTTCTTAGGTGGATTAGTTTTTACAGTGTATAATTCTATTAGCATAAATACACGCTTTATATTCCATTTCTCGCAAGGGTCGAATGGTATTCTAGCTATTGCTAGGTAAGCATATATTAATTCGCTAGTTAACGTCTCCGGTTTTCCTTTGTCATCATCTCCAATTGTAAAAACCCTAGATGCCGTAGCTGGGTCATTGATATAGTCTGTTACTTTTTTAAGTAAATGATCATCAAGCCGTTTAAAGAATTCGACCTTATCGAAAGACCCAACTATCATGCAATACATATAATCAAAAAACTCTTCATCCGTTAGAGTTCCTTCATCCATGAGTTTCAGCAATGGCTTATGCCATATTTGCTCCCATTTTGAAATTGCTATTAAGGAGTGCTCGAGCTTAATCTTAGTAGGTTTTACAACCTTTCCAAAAGTTTGAGTTTCTTGATCAAATGGCTCATATCCGGGAAGAATTAATTCGAGCATAATTATCTCCTTAGTTTCCTTCTTTCACAGCATCATCAGTTGCAGCCACAGATCCTGCTACTTCCGCCATTGCTGCTGAGATCGCTTTTCTCTGAGCATCGCTTAATGTAGCATCGTCATAGACTCCGGATTCCGCTGCTTTCTTGATCTTGTCAATTACATCGTCAGGCATGATATTAAGCAGAAACTCGGAAGCTTTTGCTTCGTCCATACAAATTTCCATAAAGAACTTGTCATATGCTGCAGTAGCCTTGAACTCTGCCAGTGCTTCAGGAGTCTTTGTAAATGTACGGCCGTCAAGAGATTTGATTCCGTAAGATGCGTCAATAATCTTCTCAAAAATATTCATGATATCCGGCTGAGACTGTTTCTGCACCATAAGGCTCATATATGATGTTAAGCCCCCGTTAAGGCTTGTTTCCAATTTTAAAATTTCACTCTGAGTAAGATTGAAGTAGAAATCTTCAGATCTCTCATTTCCGTCAAAGTCCTTGTAATTAATAGTTTTGATAAACATAATTTAATCTCCTTTCATTCTTAAAAATCCCAGTCTGCATATTTCAGCAGACTAGGAAAAACTTTATTCTGTTTTAAGTGTTACACCTGTAAGTAAGTATTCTTTTGTTTCTGTCGCGCCTTTGTTAGTTGCTTTAATCAAGATGGACTGCTTATTAGTGTCCTTGATCTTAAGAACTGCCCGATGATCAGACTGGAGAAGTTTAGATGGACCAGATGTTCCGCCCTTAACTTCAACTGTTAATGATTCAGGGAAACCACTCTTTGGAGCAATATCAAGAGCGATGTAATTACCACTCTGGTCGTCGACTTTACTGCTGAATCCTGTATAGCCCGTCATGTAGTTAAGAGTACCAGAAATTACTCCAGTACTCTCATTGACCTTGATATTGGACTGAAGGTCAGCTGCCTTCTTTCCAAGCAGGTCGTCTTCTCCTGTAATAGGAGTTGCAGAGACGTCCAGTGACGGGTCTGTTATTTTAAAAGGTTAATGATCTCATCCGGAAGCAGCAACTTAGCTTCTGTACTTTCTGTGCCGTATAAAGCATCCTCAATCTTCTTCATCTTGGTAGCTTCGATCTTTGTGGAATCAATCTCGAGATGAGCAGTAGGCTTGAATCCGTCAACTGTAACTGGGGTTGTTGATAATTCCCAACTGAACGAAATTGCCTCTGGTGAATCATTTACTGTCTGGAAGCCTTTCTCAGATGGAGAAGCCTTAGCTCCGTAAATGATATGAATCTTGTAGCCATAATCATTACTCTTTATATCATTACCGATCAGGGTACGATAAGAGAAGCCGAATGTATCTCTGTTCTGCTGGCTGATAGTAACTCCCTTACTAATCTCGGCTGTACCGTTGCACCTGTCAAATGCTTCTGGATAAGTATAAGCTTCGATTGTAGCTCCAAACTCTTCTGCTGACATGAGGCTAAGATACTTCATGTTATCAGCATATACAGCAGATGCTTCTGCTCCAGATGGAGATTCTGTAACTGCGGTAAGACCATTCCACGCAGAACCAGCGCCATATTCTCCGTCAATAACCGGGTAAATAACGCCATGATCTACACCAGTTTCGTATTTACGTTCTCCGGTTTTGTCCCATGTTAATTTAGGCATGTTTTTCCTCCTTTAAAATATAATTACAAAGACCGAATGATACATGCCATCTGATAAGTAAGATCTATTGAATCTCGCAGTGGGCATCTCCACTATCTTATCAATCAATGTACTATCCGGGTCTTTAGTTACCACTTCTACTGCGTATTCTTTATCAACGCTATAATTTTTATTATCTGCCGATCGAATATTATAATCATCAACAGAATATATTATAGCTGGGTATTTTATGTTTTTTATAACTTTTTGCCCAGCACCGGATACATTAGAAGGGGGCTGGAAATATACATTGACACCCTCTCCAACGATATCTTTTAAATATCTATCAAAGTCAAGTCTCGTCCTCATTCCACAGCTCTCCCAACGTTATTATAAGTCTAGGGGCCTGCGAAGCATCAACTTCTGTTGCCTTCCACTTAGCCCCCATAAACTCAATCCATCTCATGTTAATGAAATGATCGCGTATATAGGCATCGCCGACTACACTTATCTGATTAGAGATTGAAATATTGCTATTGATCTGCTGCGAATCCTGAAGACGTCTCGTATTACGAAGAATATCTCCTCTATATGTACGCTCGGTTATTTCCTCAGTCCAAACTGATTGGGCTGTTTCCACTTGTTCTGCAAAGCCGATCTTACCGCACCATCTATTCACGATCATTTCCTCCCATTTTGATTAGTTGCCGCTCTGGCCAGAAACTGTCTTGCTAAGATCTGCTGTTGGGATCTTTGTCTCGATTGCAATAGCTGATAATGGCTTGATTAACGCACCAGAGATACGTGTCTCGATAAGATACTTCTGAGCGTTGTAATCAATGTCAAAGTCATCGAACATGTTGATAGCTCCGCCCTTGTCTGCACCGATGTTATAATCCTGCAGGTTTACGATAATACCCTGAAGAGCTAATGTGTCAGTCTTGTCCACACGAGTAAGACCTTCCATAACCGGAACGGATACGATCTTAGATACACGGCATGCTGTAGCCAGCTTGTCAATGTTGTCATAGATGATACGGCCGTTCTTATCTTTCAGCAGCAAGCACTCAGTAATGATTGACTCTGGAGCGAATAGCTTCGGATTGCCAGAACCCTTGTAGTCGATACGTGCTCTTACACAGGCCTCGATAAATGCTGTAGCCTTCTCAGCTGCGGTTGTTTCTTTTGTAATTGCAATAGGATACTTAATTGTGTAGAGATCGGCATCTTTCCAAATTGGACGAATGTTGTCCTCTTTGATGTGATCGTCACTGGACGTAAGCCGCCCGTCTCCGACCAGGACTGCTCTTGCGATTTCCTCGTTCAGCATCATTCTCATTTCTGCTTTCAGCCAAACGATTACGTCGAAATCTGTAATATCAATTACATCATCACGATCGATCTTCTGTTTCTTGTAGATTGTCTGCGGGGTGGTTGTTCTCTTCAGTAATGAGAATACTTCCTCCTTCTTCAGCTTACCTTTGATGTAACCTCTTGCACGGGCTTCATCCTCACGCAGGTCTGCAAATGTAGATTTGATTCTTGAGAATGGTGTGTGATGTACACCGTTCATTACTTCGGTTACCCATCCCTGGTCTCTTGCAATGAACTCAGGTGGTGTGTTTAAATTTTTGGCATCCGGGAACAGGTACTCAATATTTGTAATACCATGAGCAAGGAATGATTCTTTCATAGAGCCATATCTCTTACCGTCCTCGATAATCTCCTGCATTTCGCTGTGGGACAGAACGTCTCCGTTGTCTGTATTGTTGCCTTCAAATAAGTTATGTGCGATTGCACCCATGTCGTCATCCTCCTCTTCATATTCTTCGGAATCGTCATCATCTTTGTCAGGATCTTCGACGTCCTCTTCATCCTCTTCATCCTCGTCCTCTTCATCCTCGTCCTCGTATTCATCTTCGTCCTCGTATTCATCTTCGTCCTCGAGAGCGTTAGGATCTTCTGCTAATGCACTTCCTACAGCCATGTAGAAAGCATCCTTCTGTTCTGGCGTCATTGTATCAACGACATCCTGAATGCTATTATTACCCACTTCGTCTTCTCCTTTCTCATCTGAGTGCATAATCTCAAGATACTCTCCCGAATAAATATATGCCTCATAATCATCGTTGTCAATTGTGTCGCCATGTGCTAAGGCAACATCTTCAATGTATGCTCCTGGATTTGCTCCTGCAAGAACAAGGCTAAGTTCTTTAATTTCACCATGCTGAACATATGGCCCACGCTGCTGAAGATGATTAGCCCAAATGCTAAGCGAATCCATATCTCCGTGCTGAACAGCATCTTTCGCGATTTGACCATTGTCTGAACCGTTGAAATATCCGTATGCATAAACACCATCTTTTCGGCATTCCATATAAGCATGCCCAAGCACGCTATTAATGTTGCCGTGATCATGGTTATACACTAATGGAACTTTAGTGCCATCAATATCATCAAAAGCACCATGCTGAATAATTCTTCCATCAGCGCAAAGGATACCAAACTTTGTAGCCCAGCCCTTAAAGTCGCAATCGGCATACTTTGAGCGTTTAGCTCCCATTTTGAATTCCTCCTTTATTGTTCTTCTGTTTCCTCGTCAGCAGAATTTGTATTATACATCTGATCCAATTCAGTGTTCGACACCGAAATATTATTGTTCGTCAGCGTATCTGCCTTAGGATCATCCACTGGCCTTAATCCAATTACTTGCCTGAATTCATTGGATGTCATTATACAGTTTCTCGTAAACTTATCAGCAAGCTCTGCAAGATTCGTAGTAGACACCAATTTAAATGGATCTCTGAAATATTTAATTGCATGCCCTTTGGTCCTAGCAGTCTTTGTTAAGAACTTCCGATTCATCTCATCTATGACTGCTGCAAGTATTGGCTCAACTATACTATTGTAGTAGTTATTCATTGTATTCTCGTCTGCTGTGCCATTGAGAATCTCCACCGTCATTCCAAGCTGAGAGAATAACAAATTCGTGAAATACTCTACCTGCTTGAGCAAATTGTTTTCAATTGAACGATTCAACTGAGTGACATGTTCAGTCGAATCTATATACGCAATACCATATTCCGAGCTTGCCAATTGTTCAGTAAGCTCTTTACGACGTTTTTTAGCCTGAGCTCTTTTTGCTTCGGACTTTATCGTATATGGCAACTGAATAATCAAATCAAGCTTATCAGATCCACTTCGATCATCTATGAAATCGAGAATTGCAAGCTTTCTTTTCAGTCGATGCGCCGTTGAATTCTGTGCATTCATAATTGCATAGAATGGATTTTCAACGATCGCGACCATTTTCTTTGGAAGGTCCATTTCCTCGAATTCACCAGTGTGGTCATTGTAAATTCGCACTCTAACATGGCGCGGATACCAATTGATTATCTTTGCTGTACGCATCGTCTGAATATCGTAAACGTTGCCATGCACAGGGTCCATAGTCGTATCAATCGGAACTATAGCAACGCATCCTTCGTCAAGAAGTTTCAGGAAAATATCCTGTTTAAACGCTCGCGATGTCTGATCAATATTGGCTTCCATTGTTAAACAGTAGTTAAGCCCATCCTCAACGTCGTCAGTAAAGCGTTTGTCTGCGTCTAGCATGACGTGTTCTACGTCAATTGCTGCGGCATCTACGGATATCTTATTATAGATCGTTGTAACGATTGACCGCTCATTCCCCATAGTAAGTCTAGGACGAGATGGATTGTCATAGCTCACTGCGCCAAGACCAGTTCCATTTTGATACGCTGTTGGATCTTTGTTCATAAATGCATTCCAACCATGCTTTAATCTGTTCATAAAACCCATAAGTAATCTCCTTATTTAGTAAGGTAATTCAGATAAGCTTTGCCTGCTCGCTTAGCTTTATTGAAAGATCTGCTTACTTTCTTAGCTTTCTTCTTAGCTGATTTGTAAGCTTTGCTAGCATCTCTAGAAACTCTATTGTATTCTTTCTTAGCTGACTTATATGCCTTGTTAACATTCTTCTTTGCCGATGTTACATAAGGTTTAGCATCATTGACAAGCTTCTGACCGGCTCGTTCAATTTTGTACTCTGCCTTTGATCTGACAGAATTTGCCTTATTGCGTGCTTCTGCAGAAGTCATTGCACGGCTCCTAGCAGTCGACGTTGCTTTTCTTGCTTTCTTGTATGCTCCTGACTTCTTGATATCACGAGAGAGTTTCTTACCAGCTCTGGTAACCTTGTACTCACCCTTTGAAATTACAGACTTTGCTTTTGCCCTTGCAGCGTTTGCTGTTGGCGATTTTGAAGCTTTATCCAGAAGATATCTTGCTGCTACTGTCTTTGCAACTGCATCTCTGGTTGCTACCTTTTTAGCGAAGTTTGCTGCTTTCTTAACTTTTGTCGAAGGAGCGTTCTGTTTCTTAACATTAGCAGCGATCTGTTTCATCTGCTGTTCCTGTTTCTTTCTAACCATGTCAGCATTCTTCTTAGCTACAGTATTAGCATTCATAGCTCTAACACGTTTCTGGAAATCCTTCTCATGCTGAGCTTTCTGTGCCTGCATTGCTGATGTTGGGCCTTTGTATGGAACAGACGATTTTTTAACGTCTTCTGGGTAGACATACTTACCATTTTTAATGTATAAGTATTTGTGCTTTTTCCAGCTATGTCTGAGAACAGTGTTTCCGTCCTCATCGGTGGCCTTGTAATATACAGAATTACTCATATTACCATCCTTTCTGTTTCTTTTTAAGTTTTTGAACGTATTTTGCACCACGGATAGAAGCTAACTCAGCATCTACCGTTTTCTTCTTTTCTGCAGTTTTGTTTGTACGCCGTTTGATGGCTTCAGCCTTCTTGGTGTACTTAGCAGCTTTCTTTCCATAACGGTTTGCCTTCTTCCGAGCTCGTTCAGCTTTTTGAAGATTTCCGGTATATCCAATATCCGTAAGAGCATGGTCACGTTTGACTCGTTTTGCCTCTTCCTTTTCTTTGAACTTGACTCTTTTAGCCATAGCTTCTGAAGCTTTTCGTTCGTAATTGGATATACGTGACTTTGTCTTCTGAGAAGTTTGTTTCTTCATCTTAGACGCAAGCCGATCTGATTTTGACTCCAGATGCGATGCTCTTCTTCCGGAATGTTGATACGGATCTTTTCCTGATCCATACTTGTAACGGCCAGACCGTCTCGGCAGTCCATAATGTTCCAGATGGTCACCACATAAGTCAGAATGAACCAGTGACATGGTCCCGTCCTTATTCTTTATTTTTACATACATAACCATTACTCCTATTCGAATGCATCTTTATTAACTTTGTAAGCAACAAGCGCATCTATCAATGCTGAGACGTTATCAATTTTGTCTTCGTATCGTTTCTTATACAGCTTTCTGTTTCCGTTTGTATCTTCCAATGTTATGCAATGGCCCATACAGAAACTCATCAAAGACTCGTCAAATATCAGCATCCTCTTTTCTGACAGTTTCTTAATTTCTCCGAGAGGAACCGTTTCAGTTCTAACACCCTGTGGAACTTTCTCAATTCCAAATGATCCATTCTCCTGAGCCCATCTTTCAATAAACTCTTTTGCGTTGTATGGATCATAGCCCAATGTGCAAACATCATACTGAGCGTCTATTATGAATTTGTCAAGATCCTCGTATACTTCTTGGACATCTAAAATACTTCCCTCCATAACCATAAGCGTACCTTCGTAGATAAACTCTTGATACTTTTTTCTCATGGCCAGGTTCAACTTACTCAAGGTAAGTGTAGTTATATAACTTCTAACTTTTACTCCGAACATTCCGTTTCGCAGTGGGAACAAGAATGTGAAAGCGCAGAAGTCATCACCTTGGGAAAGGTCGGCTCCCATTGCACATGACATTTTCCAAAAGCTTCTAGGTTTGTGTGGGAGTGTTTCTTCATAAGAGAAATAATATGTATATCCCTCCATAGGAATTCCGAAACGTTTTGCCAGAATATCATTTCTTGTAGCAGGTGCTTTCTCAGCTCGTTCAACATCTAGCTGGATTGTTTCATAGCTGACTGTGATCGGTAGGTTAGGATTAGCCTTAGGCCACATGTCTGGGTCTCCGACTTCCTCTACGCTGTCAAGCCTGTAATACCAAATACTAGTATGCCAGTTCTGGTATTCACCTTTGAGAATGTCTATCAGTTCCATTTTGATGGCATCTCCACATCCATTACGGACGGTACCTTCCGAACTTACTGCTAAGATTACATATCCATCTATTTTGGCTGCACCCTGCTCGATCGCACCAATTGGATCTTCTCTCAATTCACCAGAGAGCCATTCGTCAACCGTTGCTACTTTTACTCGTAATCCCTGAAGTTTGTTAATACTCATTGGTCTTATCTCGAGTAGCGAATTTGTAAGAAAGTTCTGTATACCTTTTTTGGTTGATGCAAGCTTTACACGGTTCGCTTTGGAACCTGTAGTGTTCTGTATAGAACCTTCAGTTAGAAACTGGAACAACGGCCCTTTCGCTCTGGCTATGGCAGTATTAATTGCACTAGTAACCTCTTCAGCCTGTTTCATTGTTGGGGCCGTCGTAATCTGATGTGTCGTTGTTGTGTCGACTGTCAGAAAATATGCTTGCACTAAACTTTCATATAACGATTTTGCATTACTTCGAGAAATGATAAGATACTGTTTGTTGACTAGACGCTTTTTGACAGATTTTCTTACGAAATGTCCGCCTCGTCCAGAAGCGTTTGGTTCGTATACGGATTTCTCAACGTAATAGAACCAACCAAATAATTGCTCTCCCCAAAGTTTAAATGAATCCAGCAATTCCAAGTCTGATCCATCTGTCAAGACCATTTCAGATTCGCAGAAGGCAATCCAACCTTCTACAGATTCGTCGTCATAGTATACACCGGGGTTAGCGATCAGCCAATCAATACGGTTCATCTCCATAGAGATCTCCCTGTTAACAGGAATCTCGCCGTTCAGAACTTTATCTCGGAACTCCCCGTAGTACCTAGGTGTTGCCATATTGCTTAGCATTCACGTCACCTACTTCTTTTTCTTTGTTTTCTTTGTTTCAGCTTTGACGGCTTCATTAATCATCTTCTGAGCGGCAGCATTAAGTTTGCCTTTAATATAAACTTTCCCTTGTTCTTTAACGACTTCTGTAACTGCTGGAACGATAATATCCTTTACGGCCTTATCAACCAACTTCTTTGGCAATGGCTGTTTTTGTGGATGATTTTTAAGGTATGTAGCTTCCATACTATCTCGAGCATTTATTCGTCTGAGCTCTTCATCAGATAAAGTTTTTACATATGCTTTTTCATTTCTGTATTTAGTTTTTTGTTTCTTTTTCTCAATCTGGGCTGCTTTGGTTCTTTCTCTTCGTTTGACATTTTGTTTTTCAACTCCACTTTTTTTAGAAAAGCTTTTTATAAACTTCTCACCAGCTTTAGCTGATGATCTAAGACTTTGATATGGGTCTTTTCCAGATCCCCATTTGTATCTTCCGGATCGTCTTGGTAATCCATAGTGTTCCAGATGATCGTTTAAGAGTTCATGATTATTGACTAAGAAATCTCTGACATCATTTGCTGAGTAATTAGCCATCGTCGTTCTCTCCTTTCTCATCATCCTCCGAAATAGGATAATACAGTATGTACAATCTCCATTCCATTTCTTTGAGCTGCTCTTTCAAACTATCCATTAACGAACCAGTTGTTGGCGGATCGAATAATAGACGAGTTTTAATGTACACATAATCTTTTATCAAACTTAACTTCTGGTCATCCGTCTCGAATTCACTCCAGACATTGTCGGGTCCAGTAATTCTATATCCTTCTTTTGGTCCTACTCCTATATGAGTGAGAGTTGCAAATGCTGAGTTGATATGGATCATCAAATCCAAATCAAACTGCTCGAAGTCGTCGGGACATCCAATGAGTTGTTTGATCGTCTTAAGAATGCTCTCTTCCATTGAATACCTCCTCAATGTTTCCAAGGGCATGTATCATTTGGTCTCCTTGTTACAGGTCCACTACGAATATTTGTATCGTTCCCGTAGTGTATGGCATTATGCGTTTGATGGGTTGTCGTCACAACGTTGTTCATATCGAATATCATTGGGTCTCGGTTAAGGACCATCTCTTTGGTAATTGGATTTATGTGATGTATCAACGGTCGTGTTTGTATCTCGTATCCTTCAACACCTAAATCGCAACCATCATCTCTGATGATTACTCTATTCCGAAACTCTCTCCATTCTCTTGATGTATATAATGCCTGATTAACCCATCGATCATATCCAAACGTTTCATACCCAACTGAACCAGACAGCATTAAATATTGCAGACGTTCTTCAAATGTAGGATACTTAATCATTTCCAAATATGATCGTGACATAGTACTTGAACTACTCATCCTCAATGCCCTGGTATCTACGCATTGCTTCAATTGCCGCAGCGTACCTCTCTTCACTCTTGGCAGAAGCTTCCAGTGAGTCGATTTTGGCACGTGTCTGCTTTGTTTCCTCTTTGAGCTTCTCCTGCTCGAGGAGTTCTCTTGAAGATCCAAGTTTTAAGAAATGCGTAATAACCTGAGATGAGGCTGTACCTTCACGTAACTGCTTTTCAGCAGCATCGAGCGAAAGGTTGATCAAGTACTGTTCCCTGTCTTCAGGAGTCATAGGAACCCTTGTGTGCTTCTTTTCGGAAGTAGCTGTCGCTGCTCTTCTTCCCATATACTTTCGTCTCCTTTCTAATATCTTTTGCCAAGGTTTTGAATACTTTACGTACTCTCTATAAGAGATCTAGGTATGTTTTAATAACCCTGAAAGGAGTCTTTAACTGAAAGAGGGTTCTTCTATGTGCGACAAAAGAAGACCCAGATCTCTTATAGAGAGGGCGTAAAGCCGTTAACCTAAAATCCATTTTGACAGGATTTTGACCCCCGGAGAATTTTCAAGGAGGCCGGCGATGACAGAGGGGGTGCTATTTTAACGACCCCCTCCCGGGTGCTAATTGAATAGCTCCAATGGAAGTTTAGAGAGTTTTTATTTTAATAACTCTAAAACATTCAAATCAT